ACGCCGGCGAGGTGAGCCAGCATCGTGCATGACGTGATCACAAGGTCCATTTTCAGCATCGCGGCGCCGGCGCCGACCAGCCCACGCTGCATGAGCGCCGGACTGAGATCGCACACCAGCTCGCTCGCGTCGGCCGCGTTGATGTCTTTCGCGCCCTCACCGACCTGAAACGAGAACGCCCAGACGTGGGGGTTTTCCACGACGCGCAGAATCTCGCGAAACGGCACCGAACGTTCCTCGTCGCGCGCCTGCGCGGCATTGCCGCGCCAACAGATGCCGACGCGGAACGGATCTGGCGTCAGCGGGTTCGGCAGCGGGAATTCATTGTCCTTGGCATAATCGAATACGCGCCGTGAAATAAAACCCGGATCAGGCGGCAGTGTTTCGAGCGTCACGCCGGACCAATGCGGCAGCGACCCCATCGCGATCGCATAGTCCGCTTTCGGGATCGGCACGCCCTCCGGCAGGAATTCGATGGTCGGCGACAGGTCACGAAACTGCCACAGCAGCCCGACCATATTAAGCCCGATGCAGACGTAGATTTTCTTGCACTGCTGCGCGACCAGCCAGGGAATGAACCGGGAGAAGATGATGGTGTCGCCGATGCCCTGCTCGCCGACCAGATAGACGGTTTTGTCGCGCAGCGAGCCGCCGTTGTACCATGGCGCCGCCAGCGTCGGATAAACGCTCTTGCCTTTTTCCTTGCGATAAGCGATGCGGCTCTCGTATTCGGCAAAGCCCTGCTTGTAGTCGCCGCGTTTCAAACGCAGCAGCGAGCGATCCCACGGCACAGCCAGATACGTCGAGTCGATCGACTCGGCGATCGCGTAATGCTCCATCGCCTCGTCGAAACGGCGCGTTGCGCCCAACACCAACGCCAGGTTGGTGTGCGCCACGGCATATTTCGGATCGATCTGCAATGCGCGGCGCAGCGCGGCCTCGGCCTCGCCATAATCGCGCGTCTCGAAAAAATAGCTGCCGAGGTTCGACCACAGCTCGCGCGAGTTGGGCGTGATGGCGATCGCGCGCTTGACCGCCGCGAGCGCCGTCCAATAGTTACGCCCCTCGACGCCGACCTTGTGGGCAAAGTCGTTGATCTGACGGACGCTTGGATGCACTTCGCGAAAGCCGCGCTTTGCTGGCAACTTAATGACTCGACTCACGATTTGATCTCCGTGCTGTAAACAAAGGCAGAGCGAGCGCAGCATTCCGCGCTCGATCTGCCTCAAAAAAATCCGACGTTTTGAAACGGTTATGCCGCTGCAGGCGCCGCCGCCGGCGTCGCCTTTGGCGCAATCGTCATCGTCATCACCGCGTCTTTGACGAACAAGGCTTTGGCTTCCGCCGCGGCCTTGCCGAAATAGCGCAGGTTCAATGTCCCGCTCATGCCGTCCTGCATCAAAAGCGAAACCTCGAACCCTTCCAGCGATGCGTTGACCTGCTCGCCATTGATCGTCACCGGCCGGTTGACCGGAATGGAATGCGGATTCTGCACCAGCACATCGATTTGCATTGCGAGCTCCTAGGTTGACGGTTGCAAGGAATTGATTACGCGGCGACACCGGATCAGCAGCCACTTGAAGCCGAGAATCGCGTGCCACAGCCACAGCGGCATCGAGGCTTGCAATTCGCCCTTATTCAGATCGTCCGGGCGCCTGGCGCCGCATTGCGGACAAATGTCGCCCACCGGCTGCGAGTGTCGCGAAGGATCGTAGCAAGCGGGCCAGCCGTCACGGATCGACGGCGCGTCCTGATAAGTGCCAGGCGCGCCGCAGTTGCGGCAGGCGAAGATGACGCGGCCCTCGAGCGCCTTGCGCGAGACGCCGAGCGTCATGTTTACGTTTTTCTTTTCCCTGCTCATGGAATGACAATCCTGATTGGAACAACCGCGAGACTTTTGCTGGTGGTGTCGCCGGACGCCCGCAGACCATTGCCCGCGATCATGGCGCTGCGCACGGTATCGCCGAGAGTGAAGCTGCCGCCGAGATCGTCCGGCAGAAACGCATTCTCGATTGCCTCGATGAAATAATTCAGTTGCGTTGCCGGGATGGCATTCTCGTTGGTGCCGACATCGGTGTAGATCAACGCCGCCACGATGAGGATGCGGATCGCCGGGGTGTCGGGCGCCTTATCATCCATTTCCCATTCATCGCCGCGCTCGACCAGATAGATGCAGGGACGGTCGGTCGCCGGCACGTTCTCCGGATCGCGCACGCGCCGCGCCACGAACTTGAGCGGCACGCCCTGCGCCGTGATCGGCGTCAACCACGTCACCAACGCGGTCATGATCTGCTCGCGTGTGATGCCGCTCATTTACGCCCGCCCCGCCGGCTTGGCGATTGACAGCTTCCACATTTTCGCCAGCACCATTTGCGCCGCCAGCTCGTCATCGACGGCTTCGCCGTCCTCACCGTAAACGATACCCGCCGCGTCGCGCCTGATGGTGAATTGCGCCCCGCCAGGCATCGTGATCACGATGACGGCGTGGCCGTCGCCCTGGCTCATTTGCCCTCATTGAAGCCCTCTCGCGCGGCGGCCACGAGCTGATCGACGACCGATTCTTTTTGTTCGAGGAAGGTGGAATGCATGACCGATCGCGGTTCGATGCGGCCACCGGGCGAATGGACGACTTTGGCAAACACGTCATAGGAACCGTCGAGAAAGTGCAGCGCGCGGACCTTGGCAGTCGTGATCAGATGCGCGGGGATGTTGGCGCCGTATTCGAGAATATGCGCGAGAGGGTCTTTTGTTGAAACCTTGGTGAGAATTCCGGTCCCGGTCCTGCGCGTTGTCGTCGAGAAGCTGCCTAGATATTTGCCGGTCCGAACCTTCAGCACGTCGCCGCCGGCCTTGCTCTGCACGATGCCGAGCAGTCGCGTGCCGATCTCCTTCTCGGTCTGCAACAGCCGCGCTTCGACGTTCGCGGGCAGCTTGGCGAACTTTTCCGAAAGGCCGCCGTCGGTTGCCTTGATGTCGATCAGCATCACACGCCCCGCGCCATGCCCTGAATTGCGCCAGCGAAAATCCGGCTGCCGTAATCGACATCCTCGATGTTGTATGTCTCGCCGTCGCTGACGCCGCCCAAAATGATCTTGTCGTTTTTCTGCAACGGCAACGGAAAGCCGGCGTCCTCGAGATCGCAGACAAGGACAATGAATTCTCGATCGCCTTCGGAGATTGCGGCCGCGCCCTCTGCGGCGCCAATCGGCACGCTGGGCTGATAGTGGCGAAACACCGCCGTCACCGAAACATCGGTCGTTACAGCGTCGGGCGCCTGGCCGGTCACGCGGCGAAAGATCACGCATTGGCCGGTCTTGAGCAGCATGCGCCGATAGGCGCCGAGCGCACTCTGGTTAGGCAGCATGATCGCCTCCCAACAGCAGAAACGGCAGCAGCCGGGGATTGATCCCGGCTGCTATTCGGAAGGAGGGCCGTTCGTGACTCCGTGGATCTCGCCGGTCAGCTCGTTGTGCGCCGTCTTTACCTCGTCGGCCATCGTGTCGACCTGCTTGATGGTTTCGGCCAGGTCGTCGACGTTTTTCTTCAATCGCTCGACCGACGCGCGCGCCGTGGCCATTGATGCCTTGGCGTCTCGCACAATCGCACCGATACCAACAACAGGAGTAGCCATATCCGTCACTCCGAGAATCTTGTGCGCAATCGCGATCTGAGCGCCGCGACTTTCTGCGATCGCCGCCGCCAGAACCTTGTCGAGCTGCTCGCCGGCTGGCGTCACGCCGCCGGCTGCGTAGGGCGCGTCGTCACGTCGCGCGGATCAATCCATTCCGTGAGAATGCGACCGATATTGACGCGCACCGAAACGACGCGATCGCCCGACCACAAGAGCGACGCCAATTCGCCCACGCGGCCATCCGCCAGCCTGACGGGCGATCGAAGCAACATGAATCAACCGACCACCGGCACGCGATATTTGCCGAGCAGCGATTGGACCTCGGGCGACAGGCCGCCGGTCGTCGCATAGCTGGCCTCGTAAGCGCCGACCACGTTCTCGGATCTGATCGCCGGATCGCGCTCCTGGCCGTAATAGCGCCCCTTGATCAAGCGCAGGACGGCATCGACCACGTCGGCGAATTTCGGCGACGTCAGCACGTAGCCCGCCGCATAGACCGCGACCAGCGGCAGCGCCGGCCAATGCTTCGGCCAGCCGTTGACGTCGAGGCGCACGAGCTGGCCGACGTCAAACTTGCAGATGAAATCGACGCCCTCGGCGAGCGGCTGCTCATTCTCGATGACCAGCACATAGGGCGGCAGCGCCGTGCCGGTAATCAGCCCCGATGTTGGCAGCGTGAACGCCGTGCCGATGGCGATCGGCGTGGTGTTCTGCTTGGTCTCGCCATAGCTGCTGCTGCCGATATAGACGTTCCAGCCGGTTGCCAGCGACTTTGTGTCGAGCGCGGGCGAGGCGACCTGCAGCAGGAGATCGGCGGCAAGAGCGATCGCCGTTTCCGCCGAGGCGGCCGTCTCGCCGGTTGCGGTCACATAGCTGATCTTGACGTAGTAGCTGGCGGCGGACAGCGTGCCGCCGGCGACGGAGCTCAACACCGCCGCCAGCGGCGGCGGCGTCAGCGCGGGCGAGGCCGTCGCCGCATTAGTCGAGCCCATGACGGCGATCGGCCATCGCGATAACTGCAGCGGACGCAGATTGCCCTTGACCACCGGCGCCGGGAAATAATCACGCGCCGGGTAGACCTGGTCCTGATAGACCTGAATCGGGAACTCGCGATCGCAGTATTTCGCGGCCTGCGCTGATGCTTGTGTGATCCAGCGCAGCAGCGACGTGTCGCGGCTGGAATTGTTGATCCGCAATTCGTCATGCACGGTAGGCAGATCAACGAGATCATAGGTTCCCTGATCCGGAAACACGCCGGGCGTCGGCAGCAACACGGAGCTGACGATGGTAAGATCCATGACGCAGCTGCTAACTAAATCGTGACCAGCGTTACGATCGACTGCTGGTTTTGATTGACCGGGGAGCCCGACGTCCCCGATCGCACCTTGACCGCGTTGATGCCACGCAACGTTTCTGGATCGACGGCAATGAATTGGCTCGCCGCCACCGTAAACGTCGTCTCGACGCCCGCGCTTGAATAAAGCTCAAGCCAGGTCGTACCGCCGTCCGGCGAGACCTGAAACGTGATCGAGGCGGCGGTCCATGTCGCCGGCATCCACAGCCCGACCAGCAAGCGGTTGCCGATATTGACCTGGCCGGATAGCGCCGCGCCGTTGGCGATGGTCGCTTGAACCGTTTGCTGGCTCATCGGGGGCCGCTCCGCGTATGAGAAAATTCTGGCCGGCGCGCATGACGACGGTCATTCGGGGAACGCTCATTAATCGCGTGCCGCGTTCCAGAACTTGAAGTAATCGATGTCCAGCGTGGCGACGCCGGTGCCCGATGCCTTATAGACCGACATATAGGGCTGCAGGATCGCGCTCGAGCCGGTCGCCGCGAACGCGATCTGATTGTCAGTATTGCGTTCCACGCCGTCGACGAAATAGCGCACGTTGGTCAGAACCGTCGCGTCGATCCGGTAGACGTGATATTTCGTGGTGTCGGCGGTGAAGTTCGAGGCGATCGCGTTCTGGGTGGTGCCGTCCTGCGAGCGCATGTTCATGACGCCGGACGCATTGGCACCGAATTCCAGATATTCCGAGGCGTTGTCGGGACCGTCGACCCACGCCGAGGACAGACCAAAGACCGCCTCGACGCCGGTCGCGCTCGGCAGCACGGCGAGTTTCGCCCGCACTTCGATCACGGTGCCGGCGGTGACATCGACCGCGAGCTTGTCCGCCCAATAAAGCGATGCCTCCTGTTTCTCGGAGGTGGCATCGAGCGCAAGCTGGACTTGTCCGAATGCCGCATTCGCGATCGCGCCGACCGTCGGCGTGCCGCCGGTCTGCACCGTCTTTTTGATCCAGTCGCTTCCAACCGTGGCAGAGGTCGGGAAGGCTGCCGACTTGCCCGCGCCCATGAAATCTTCCTCATAGAAGATCGGCGTAAACGCGAACACGCGCTCATGTGTCGTGGTGTCGTAGAATTCCTGACTGTTGGCGCCGTTCAATGGAAAGATCGAATGGACGCGTGCTTTGTCGCTCATGGAGGGGTCTCCTGAAAAATCGGGGAATGCGCGGCGCGCATTGACGCGCGCCGCGTGATGCGACGATCAGAACGCGCCTTACGGCTCGCTGAGGATCGAGGGTGGCACCGCCTGGATGTACCGATGCAGAGGGAAGATGTCCGCGCCGGTGATATTCGCGGCATTGGAGGCGCCGGTCTGCACGGTGATGAAATTGAAACCGCCCGCCATGTCCATGCAGTCCTGCGGCGAAATCTCGAACACGACACGCTTGCTATGCAGCCCCGCGTCCGTGGTGTAGTTCGCGGCGTTGGTCTGTTTGGTGAACTGATCGCCGCCCGCCTCGTTGAGATCGGTCCAGATTTGCGTGGCGCTGATCGCCTTGGACCCCGCGCCGCCCGAGCTGGTCGCCTGCAGCGGCGTGAATTCCACAGTCGCGGCATTGCCCTGGTTGACGTTGCACACGATCCAGAGCTTGTCGGCAAGACCGACGAACACGTAGGTTCCGGTTCGCCCGCCGGCATCCGCCGCGATTGGAAGCAGCTCAACGGGTGGCATGTATTCGCAGAGAGAAAATTGGCGGGCCATGATGGGGCCTCCTTGTGGATGAGGATTGGACGGGACGGAGTGTCGGGGGCGGCGGTCAGGCCGCTTTCGGCACGGCGGATTTGATGCGCGCCACTTCCGCATCGTATGCAAAACTGGCGTTCATTCTCGCTCGCAGCAACTCGGCGAGCCTGCTGGTCTTGGCACGGAGCGCGTCTTGCGCCTCGCGCACGTCCTTGGTCGCGGCTTCGATTTTCGTCTTGAAATCGGCTACGCCGTCGGCGTGCCGCTTTTCCAAGTCCGCAAGTTTTTTGCTGATGTCTGACATGATCACGCTTTCTGGAAAGAGAGAAGGAGGAAAAAGAGTAAGGCGCGCGCCTTCGGGAGCCGCGCCCTACTCGATCTCCTGCTGCGGAGACTAGCGGGCCGCCAGCGCCACGAACGGCGAGAGCGTGTTCGATCCGTGGAACGGCGTCAGCGCCGCATTCCAGATCGGCTCGCCGTCGACGCGATAGGTGATACGGAACACCATCTCGTCGGTGAGGAACGCGACGTGCATCGAGGATGCCGCCTGGACGCCGCCCTTGTCCGCGAGCACATATTGCGAGTAGTCCGCAAGCACGATGTCGCCGAGCGTGCCGACCGTCTGGTTGTATTCCAGCGTCACCACGGGCGCGCCGAACAGCGTGCCATATGGGCTGCCGGAAATGCCGTTCGCCGGCAGATAGACCGGAACGCCTGCCGTGCCGATGACCTGGCTCATGGCATAGAGTTGCGGCTCGTTGTCCTGATTGATCGTCCAGATGGCATCGCGCCGGGAGCGGCCCCAGCACCGCGACCACATCTTGAGCACGTTCTCGTAGACGATCGTCTGCGTCGCCTGTCCGGTTTCCTTCGACACCGTGACGAGACAATTCGAGTTCAGGATACCCAACGGCTTGCCCGCGCCGTCGCCCTCGAAGATGCCGTCCTCGGTCATAAACATAATTTCTTCCGAGAACGCTTCGCCGGCGATGCCGGTCAGCACCGAGGCGTCCGCCAAAAGCTCGTCGGTGACGTACATCAACGACATGAGCTTTTTCAGATCAAGCTCGATCAGGCGGAATTTCGGCTTGGTGTTGGTTGGCGTCGTCCCCTCACCGACCCAATAGGACTGCACGCCGCCCCAACGGCTACCGGTCACGCGGCTGGTTTCGTCGACCGCCGGAATCTTGATCGAATTGGCGGCTGTCGAGAGGCCCATCTTGCGCACGCGGCTGAGGATCTCGCCCATCTCGTAGGCGCGCATGAAGACCGCCGTGGAAAAGTCGGTCTGCACGAGGAAGCCGCCCGCGCTCGGATCAATTTCGCCGGCACCTGTGGGCGCGCGCACCAGGCGCGGGTCCATTGCACCGTGATCGCGGCCGCCCATGTAGTAGCGCGCCACCGCCTGCAGCTGCTCGCCGAAGCTGCGAAACGGTTGCGCGTTGTTCGGTGTGAACGCGACGCCCTGCTCGCGCAGCTGCGCGCGCGCACGCCGCAGATAATGATCGAAGCCGGCGACCTTGCGCACCGGGCGGCCGGAATAACCGATCTCGTGATCAACCATGATCGGCTGCACGTCCGCGAGCTGCGTCGCGTTGCCGTTCTCGCGGCTTGGCTGCGCACGACTTGCCGCCAATGCCTGCAGCCGCTTGGCGCGCTCGATCTGCTGATCGACCGCGGCAATCTCGGCTTCCTTTGCCGTGAATGCGGTCTCGTCGCCTAGAAGGCCGTCCAACTCGTCACAAAGTTTGCCGCGCTTGTCGAGCAGCTCATGGATCTTGTCCATCGATAACCTCCGTTGGACCAATGATGGTGAAAAAGGCGCCGCTGGATGGAGGCGCCGACGGACCGGGCCGTGTCGGGTGACGCGGCTTACCCTCGCCCAGTGAGGCGTGGATTTCGGGAATTCAGCTTCGTAGAATTCAGGTCTTGGTCGCCGCGAGTGCGACCAGGGCCGGCGAGGCAGCGAGTTTCAGACGGCGCAGCCGCCGCTTGCGAGTCGCAGCAGCAGCCGCCTGCTCGCCATCACCATCACCGTCGCCCGCATCGCCGGACTGATCGCCGTCACCATCGCCGTCGGCAGCGTCGTCCTTGTTCTGATCGAGAACGCCCTGGATGTGATCGCAGGCAGTCTGGCAATGATCGAGCGATGCTTTGGCGTGGTCATACGCGCTCTTGAGCGTGTCGACGTTCTTTTTGGAGATCGCTTTCCCGGCGCGCTTCTCGGCGAGCGCGATCAGACGATCGGCGAATTCGTCGGCGGTGAGGACGCCGTTCTTGAATAGCGTCTTGAGCGCACCAGCATTGTCGGCAAAAGTCTCAGTCGCAGTGCCGCGCAAAATGGTTCGCACCGCATGGAGGCTCGGCGCGCCCGCTGCCTTGCGCAGCGCTTCCAGATCGCCGCGCGAGATCGTCGCCATGCCGCCACGATCGAGGACCTGCTCGGCCCATGCCGTCAGCGGCTTGGTGTCAATGCCCATCGATCGCGCATCGACCAGGCATTCCGGATTCGCCGGGATGTTGACCACCGACCATTCGAGCAATTCTTGTTCGAGATAGTCGATGCCGAAGCCGCGATCCTTGTCCTCAACGAATTGCCACTTGAGCGGAATCCAGCCGACCGACGCGGCGTTGATGAACTTTGCCTTGATCAACGCATAGACCGTGTCGGCGAGTGGATGCACGTCGCGCGTGGCGAACACGGCGCGGGAGCGCAGGCGATCGCCATCGACGCGCGTGGTCTCGGCGCGGCCAATGGCAGGGATATAATCGTCATGAGCCCACAAGATGACCGAATTTTTCTGGAAGTTCTCGGTCTGCCAGCCCTTGACCGCGATGGTTGAATTGTAGCGGTCGATCGAGCCGGTCGAGATCGTGAAATCAACGGCGCGTTCAGTCTCGGCCAACGCCACGGACGCCTCGATGCCGATCGCCTTGGCGATGCGCGCACCCTTGTCGTCATAGAACAGTCTTTGAATCTCAGCTTCGCCGCTCGAACCTTCCTTCGGTCCGAATTCACGAATGGTCTGCAGACGCTTCAAGAGATCGGCTGGCGTGTAAATCTTGGCCATGGTGGCGAAGCTCCGAGAGGTGATGGGTCTGAGAGCGGAGAGAGGAATGCGGAATATCCGGTCGTCGTCTTGCGCGGCGATGATTTCTTTCAGGAGTTTTTGATCGTCGTCCTGGAACGGCCGCAGATCGATATCGGCGGGGACCTTCTTGATGGTCTCGTCGTCGACCTCGCGGATGTAGCCGTCCATTTCATCGGAATACGTCTTCCAGATCTCCGGATCGTCGGGCTTCTGCCGTTCGACCTCGCGGCGTTCGAGCGGCGTGGCGACATCAGCATGCGCGCTCGGCGTGCCTGTGTCGTAGGCCATGCCATCGTTCATCGCTTCCCATTCCGGCAGCTCGTGCCAGGGCAGCGACAGATCGGTATTGACGCCGCACTTCAGAATCTTCGGCACGCGCCGATCGCGATAGACAATCTTGCCGTCCGTCGAACGATTGGCGAGCCACGGAATATCAAACGTGTCGACGACTGTGCATGCGGCAACGAGCTTCGCCGCGCTGTCGCAATACTTATCGGCGACGGCCGAAGCGGCTTTCTCATCGCCGTGACGATGACCGGAGCTCATGCCGGCACCAACAAACCGCTACGCGTGGCGCGATGCCGCGCGGGCATGAAGCGTTGCGGAATTCTCTCGACCCGACCGATGCGTTCTTCAAGTGCGTACAATTTTGCCTTGATCGTTCCATCTTCCGGACGCCCCGAGCCGCCGCCGGTGTCCGAACCCGTGCCGCTCGATTGGGAGCCCATCTCCGACATATTTGTCGGTTGCAGGAGCTTGTCGCCGTCCGGGTCCGGATCGCGCCCGTCATCCGCCCGCGCCTCGTTGGGCTTGAGGAAGCCCGACATGATGCCGATGCGATAAGCATTGTAACGCGACGTGATGTCCGGGCGTCCGATCTCGGAGAAGTCGTGCACCACCGTGATGCCGTCTTTGGCGAGACGCCAATCCTTGACGAACTTTTCGCGCCATCGGCTGGTGTAGCCGGTCAGCGTGTAATTGATATATTCTTGCGATTGCTGGACGATGTTGTTGTTCGTCGATCGCGACAGCTCGCCGATCATGTGCGGCGGGATGCGGAACATTCGCGCGATCTCAGTGATCTGAAATTGCCGAGCGGCAATGAACTCCATTTCCTGCGACGACAGCGAGAACGGCGTCCATTTTAGCCCGGCCTCGAAAATCGCCGCGCGGCCGGCGTTTGCCAGGCCAGCGTTATATTCCTTCCATGCCGCTTTGACGCGCTCGACGGTCTTTTCGTCGAGTTTTTGCTCGGTCGTGAGAGCGCCGGATGGTTTCGAGCCGACGCCGATCCACTGCGACGCAACGCGCTCCTGGGCAATTGTCAGACCGATCGCATCACGCGCCAGCGCAATGCGCGATGCACCCATAAGGCCGTTCACCGACATGCCACGTAGATGAAAGATATCGTCCGATGGAATGAGAAACGGCTCGTCTTTCAGCTCAGCCATTTCGTGCAGGCCGAACGGCGTGATGCGGTAGAACAAATCGCCGGTCTGCGCTTCCCATAGCGCGACGCGATCCGGATTGATCGGAACGAGCTTGACGACTTTGCCGCGATCGTTGCGAATCTTGACCGCGACACCGTTGCCGCGCAGCACCAGGCCGACCTGCAGCATCTCCTTGAATTCGAGCGGCGTCTGCCACTCATTGGGTTCCTGCAAAAGCTCGGCGAGTGGATGGTCCGCGACGACCTGGTGCTTGCCATTGTCGAGCGTTCTTTCGAGGCGCACCGGCAGCTTCGCCACGTCTTCGGTCAGCATCATGACGCAAGCCATGACGCTGGCGGCGCCGAGCGCCGTCTGCTGATTGATCTCGACGCCGGCACTCGACGGCACCGACCAGAGCTGGTCGCCCCACAACAAGGCGTCAGCCGTGGTGTCGGTCGAACGCGTTTCCTTCCAGACTGCAGGAAGCGCGCGCGCGAATTGGCCGAGGCGTGAGACAATGCCCATGCGATGCCTCACACGCTGTGAAGAATGATGATGCCTTCGCCGATGCCGCCCGCCTGCGGATTCTTGGCCATCAGGGCCACGGCGTTGAACATGGCCATCAGCGGATCGATCTTGGCGCGACCGGCGGTCTGCTTAGTGATCGTGACCGCGTTGCCGCGCGGCTCGACTTTGGCATTGCCGACGCACCAGGCCATCATCGGCTGCGCCGCATGCGTGAGCCCGCGATCGCGGAGCTTCACGCCGGCCATCAGGATTGCGCCGTTGAGCTGCCAGCCCTGCGAGACGCCGACGATGAAACCCTTTTCATCGCTGGTATCGATGCCGCGCAGCGCGAGCTCGTCGACGATCAGCGCGACGCCGTGCGGATCGAAGCCGATCGCACCCTTTTCCGGCATCTTGCGGCTCGCCACGACCTGCTCGATCAGATCCGCGACCTGCCGGAATTCCTCGCCCGGCTCTTCGAAGATGACCAGGTCTCCCTGTTTCTGAAAATCCAGAAACCGCGGCGCGGAGTCGTTCTTGCGGCGCTTGATCTGCCGCTTGCGATCGTCGTCGCTGACGTCCTCGCCACTTGGCAGCTCGCCGAGTGTATTGCGATGCACCCACGCCCTGGTCCAGAGCAGCCACTGCCGCGTGGTCTTTTCGCGGCCGAGAACGGCGAGGCCGAGAAGATCATCGTCGCCGCCGCCGTCGACGCCGACGACGACAACTTCACACCGATCGAGCAGCACCTCGAGCGTTAGCTTCGGATCGCCGCGTGCGGCCCAATAACTACCGCCGCTCCATGCGTCGGACCCGAGCGCGACGCCGATCTCAATGTTGAGGTGCTGGCTGGCCCAGCGCCGCAACTCCTGCTCCCCGGTGCGCTCGGCGACGTCGAACTCGGTGATCAGCGTGGCGAGGCTCACCGATCGATTGAGGTTCGGCGTGACCATCTGCCAGTTGGCGCTGTCGCGCCAGGCGTCGCTTTTGATCACGTCGCTCGGAAATTCGTAGAGCACAGGCAGCATGCCGTTCGCCGGCGCTTTGCCGTCGCGGATCATGCGGCCTTTGATCAGCTCGGCACGAAACACGCCCGCCGGCGGATCGTCGGACTGCGTCGTGATGAAAACGAGGAAGCCTTCCGGGAACGGAATGCGGCCGCCGCGAATCTGGCCGATGACCTTGTGCGCGCCGGCGATCTTGCCGAGCTCATGCAGCTCGTCAATCAATACGCCGACCGGCTTCACGCCGGTGAGGATCTTGGCGCTGAAGGTCTTGACCTGCAGCGTCGAGCGGACCGCGCCGCGATAGGTGATCTTCTTAAGATGCGGCTGGATCGTGAACCGCTGATTGCACAACGCCGGGTCGGCTTCGATCATGCCGGCGGCCTGGTTGAAAGCCGTCTCCGATGTTGCCTGCGTCGGGCCGACCAGAAGGAACTCGGCGCGCGGTCGCCGGTTCATCATCATGGCCGTAAGCATCAGCGCCGCGCCGTCGGTGGTCTTGGCGTTCTTCTTCGGGACCTCGCAGAGAACCTCGGTGATCTCGCGTTGCTTGGTCGCCGGGTTCCAGGCGCCGGCCCATGCTGCGACGATATCGCGAAACCACGGACCGCCGGCTTCCTCGAGCGTCGGCGTGCCGGGAACGTCGGGAAGCTTCAGCCGGTTGAAGATTGCGACCGCGCGATCGGCTTCCTCCTTATTGAGCGGCAGATCGGGAACGAGAGATCGGCCCGATCGAATGCGGTCTTCCCAGTCGCGGCAAGAAAGATCCCACGCCATGCCGCGATACCCTTAAAAAAAAATAAATCCTTCCTTTTCAAACGCCGAAAAATCTGCGCGTGGG